CACATATCCGCCAATACCAAGTTTCATCAGGTCATAGACAGACAGATATTCGGCCTCGCTCATGCCGGGCGCGGTCCAGCCCATCCAGCGCGCAACGATTAGGGCAACGAAGGTGAGCATGGTGATGGGGCGCCAGTTGCGCTGCAGCCAGCTTTTGCCATTGGCTTCCGCCTGGATAATGCTGGCCTGTGCTGCCACAATTTTAGCTTCATAATCGAGTGCGCCTTTCACCAGGTCTGACTGCAGGGCGGCCAGGACGTTGTGCGCTTCCAGCCGCTCCTTGTCGCTGGTGAACAGATCTCCGATGGTCTCGGCCACCTTGCCAACGGCAGTGCCTATCGCCTCTGAAAACAAATTCATGGCCTGTTCTCCGTTGCTTCCACTCTGCGCTTCTCAAGTCTGTAGTGGCGCTCGCGGTACCAGACGTTCACGGCAAAAGTCAGTATCGCCAGAGCAAATCCGGCAATCGCCAGCCACTGATTTAAGGTGAGAAGGCCCAACAGACCCACCCCGCCGCTGGCTGCATAACTTGCTGAAGATGTGCGTTCCATTCTCAATCCCACAGGTTGACGGTTTCGGGTTTGCTCGGCACCAGCATGTCCGGCGACGGCAGGTTGACCTTTGTTCCCATCGGCAGGACGGGACCCCGCCCGGCAATGCCTTTGTTGCTATCAAGCAATGCCTCGACAACGCCTTGCGTCTGGCCGAAATAGCGGGCGCAGATCAGATCAACTGTGTCCCCCTGGTCGGCATAGGCAATGCCATCAGCCGGGTAGGGTTTTCGGGGAACGCCCATCAGATCAACTCGATTGTTGCGCGTGGCTGGCCCATGAGAGCTGTCAGAGCCTCGCGGACATGGCGGAAGTGGTCCTCAACCGCTTCTTCGGCATGCTCGGTTCCGTCAACTCCCTCATTGGTCAGGTCCATGTCCCGGCCCTTCTCGATCAGGAAACCCTTGGCACGATGAAAGACGGCAGCGTTGTAGTGGGTGACGAGTTCACTCTCAGCGTCATAACTGTCGGCTGGCACATCCTGCAGGGTGGCGTGGCCTTCTGCTTCCTGCGCTTCCCGCCAGGTGTGCAGCTCGCGATTGGTGGCGAGGATTGCGCGTTTCAGCTCCCACTTGACCCGCTCTGCGGGAATGGCTTCGACAACTCGCATGGCTGCGCGCAGCTGGGTCACACGGAGGGCAGGGAAAAAGGGAATGTTCCCAACCTCTGTATCGTCCAGGGCCGGGCCATCGGTGGGTATAAACGCGCTCATTTGTCGGTCCACATTTTTAAGGATGGTGAGAATGAAAAAGGCCAGCCCGTCTGTTCAACGCCCGAGGAGGTGCGTGTCTGTCAGGGCTGGCCTTCCCGGCACAGGGCCAGAGAGCCCGTTACTCGGTCGCGGTTTTCTTATCCAGCTCGCGAACGAGTTGTTCCTTTCGTTTCTTCAGTCCCACCTTGGGGTTCAATTGCAGGGCACGGTCGAAATGGTCGATGGCTGTCAGCATTTTCTCCGCGTCCCCCGTTGCCTGCAGTCGAAAGCCAATGGCCTTGTGCAGCTTGGCGCGCACCTGGTCCGGCATGTCTTTTTCCGACAGGTCTTCCAGAAGCTGGCGCAGGAGAACTTCTGAGGGTACGTCGGCGTCTTCTCTTCCGTCTGCAAGGATAACGGCTTCGGCGAATTCTTCCGCCAGATAGGTGGCGAGGTCGCGCTTGAACCGTTCCGGCAGAACCAGACCGTGTTCCAGCGCGTGGGTAGCAATTTCGTAGGCTTGGACAAACTGCCCAATGTCCAGACGCCAGACCATGAGCTGCATCAGAACATCGTCCTGCACCGCACTGTCTGCTGCCAGAATACCATCGACATAGGCGTCATAGTCTGGAACGTATTTCCGCTTCAGTTCGATCTTGTCTTCTGTGCTCTGGATTTTCTTCAGTTCTGCGGCGTGGGTCTGGAGCTGGGCCAGCATCTGTTCATAGATGGTGCGGCCTTCCATTGTTTCGTCACTATCGTCGGTAGCCGCTGCCGCAGCAGCCTTCTTGGCTAGGGTCCGTTCCATATGCTTGCTTGCAAAGCTCATGATGGTTTCTCTCTGGTCCAGTGTTGGGTCTTCAGGGTCTGTCTTCGTGTCGAGACGGCCTACTGCCAGCCGCCAGCTCCATCTGGCACCTTGATGTCTTCAGCCAAAGCGCAGGCACCCAGTTCCTCGATCACATAGGCCTCGTTGACGCTGTCGTAATTCTCAATCCGGTTCCGCTTCGGATTGTCTTCTGTCTTGCGCCGCCGTGATCCGCTCTGGGCATAGAGGGAGAGGTTTCTGAGTGGTGTAATCATGAACGAGTTTGGCGGGAAGAAGGGAACGCGGACGGTCTTGAGGCCCCCGACCTGCTTGTTGGAAATCATGAGTTCAAGTGCCGCCCGCTCTGTTGGTTCGTCAAACTTGCTGACAAGACCCAGGTATTTGTCAGACAGGAGCTTGCGCCCAAGGATGCAGACAAGTTCTGTGTCTTCCAAAAACCATTCGTCGATCAGACTGTCGGTGACATCCATGACGGCGGCGTCGATGTTTTTGTAAACGGACCCGGCCTGGTCGCCCACATTGAATGTGGTCATGACGCGCTCAGGGGCATCCGTCCGCAGATGCTGCAGCCATCCAATATTCACGTCCTGCAGCTTGGTGTTGGTGGCAAGGTCTGAGGTGGCCGCCCGGCTTGTCCCGTTGAAGCCGATCATGATCCGGTCACGCGCTGCTTGTGCCAGGATCAGGTTTCGCATGCGGGCCTGGAAGTCCGGGAACTTGGCCCATTGATCCAGCTTGGAATACTTCACATGGGTGTCGAAGTCGGTCTGCGTGCATTCATAGTCACGCCCGGCAAGTGTGGTGGGGTCCTTGGTCCCACGATCCTGCACGTCCGTGTCAGTTGTGGACGCGACGGGGGTGCCAACATCCATCCCCAGCTTCTCGCCTTTCTGTTCGTCGACAAGGTACATGTTGATGGCCTGCAGAAAGCCGGAGCTTTCTCGGATACGGTTTTCCAGCTTCTGTTCGACACTGGGTATCACCGCAAACTGATGGTGGCCGTTTGCCACGCCGTTCAAATGTGCCTGTTGCGCCAGGTAGGCATCGAAGTGGACGCGGGTCTCGTTTCTCATGGTCTCGGTCTCTTTTGCTGTCGTGTCAGAAGCAGGGGCGAAAAGGGGTGGTTAGCAGTCGGTCAGTTCGACGCCGTTGTGGCCCACCGCTTCCGGGCGGGTTGGGACTTTGGGGTCTGGTTCGGTCTTGAGCTGCCGGGTCAGGGCTTCGACTTTGCCCGCAAGCGCTGCCACCGGGTCGGTTGATGGCGTTGTGGGCTGCGTCGCACTCATCCCCTCGATCTTCTCTCCCAGCGCGTCCAGACTTTCCGCTATTGCGACAATGGACGACTGCATATCGCCAAAGCGTTCATCTGCCTTGCCATCCCTTCCTTTCAGGATGCTTTTGACGGTTGATAGAAGGGAAGGGGTGGGGTCCGGCGCGCTGCCTTCTTCGGTGAAGTTGAGCACTCCGGCGTCAATAGCCGGTGAAAAATGGTTGGTCGGGACCGTATTGGCGTCCTTGAACTCCGCCCGGTGCTTCTGGCTGAAGGTCAGCATCTCCGTGCCTAGGCTGGCAGGGGAATCGGTGACCGCCAGCCCCACCAGGTAGGCCTGGCCGGAGCCCGCGAAATTCGCGTCCATTTCGATGGAGGTGAAGACCTTCTGGTTTTCCTTGTTCATCGTCATGAGTTTGTCGTTTGGCCGGAGCTGGGCCAGAAGCATGAGCTTGCCGTCTGTGCCCTTTTCCGTTTTGAGCGCAATCACGTCCCCCAGAGCGGGAAAAAGCCCATCGGGCAGCAGGCTGCGGAAATGTTCAATCCAGATGCGTGCGCCGTATTTTGTCGGCGCATAGTTTGCGGCCATCTGGGTGATCTGCTCTGCGGTGATCTCGCGACCGTCAATTGTCAGGCCTTCTGTGGCGATGCGGATGAAAGCGGAGATGAACTTTTTCATGGGGACGGCCTTTTGCGACGATGGG